CGCCGCATCAGCGGCGCTGCGCTGCTGGCGTAGTTCGTAGACGCGGGCGCTGCGGGCCGCGTTCTGCAACGCCGCCGCGCCGGTGGTGGCACCGATCTGCGAGAAGTCGCCGAGCGCCGCTTCCGCCGCCGCGAGCCGGGCAGCGGTCGCCTGCCGGATCGCCAATGCCTCGTCGCGCTTGGCCTTGGCGTTGATGTTGGCCCGCTCTGCCGCGCTCCGCTCGCTGTCGGCGGTTTCCGTCAGCGCCTTGCTCTGGTCGCGCAGCGCGGCGTTCAGTCCCTCGATGCTGCCGGCGAAGCGCGCCTTGGCGCGGGCGGCAACGTCCGTATCGATCGCGTCTTGCTTCAGCTTGTCGACGGCCTCGTCGGTGGCATCGCCGAGCTCGAACACGCCTTTGGTGAGCGGCCCGAGCACCAGCAGCGCGGCGGTGAGCGCCAGCCCCCACGGGCCGATCATGAAACGTGCGAGGTTGCCCGCCTTGCCCTCGATGTTGGCGAACTGACCGGCCATCTGCCCGCCTTGGATCGCCACCACCTGCAGGACGTTCGCACCCATGCTTAGCTGGGTGAAGGTGTCCTGCACCTGATAGGACGCACCCTGCATCGCCGCCCGAAGCGCGCCGGTGCTGTTGGTCGCCCCGCGCTGCCGGAGCGCCAGCAACTGCGCTCCCGCGCCCGCCTGGTTAAGCTCGATCTCGACCCGCTCCAGCGCGCCGGCTTCCCGCGCCAACTCGACCGCATGGTGCTCGGCCTCCAGCGCCGCCGCGCGCGCCGCCTGCACATAGAGGCGCGTGCGCTCGGTCAGGACACCTTCGCCGGCCGCCGCCCGCTCCGCCGCCTCGGCGACCAGGCGTGTCGCGGTGGCCTGCCGCTGGGCATTCTCGGCCGCCGCGCGCGCATCGGCTGCGCCGATGTTGACGCCGCCCCGAATGGTGGGGGCCTCGATCGCCTTTGCCGCAATCTTCTGGATGTCGCTGAAACTATCCTCGAAGGCCCGCTGCGCGCGCTTCGCCGAGTCCTCCGCCAGTTGGGCCAGCGGACCGAACCGCTTGCTCATGTCGGCGATCGACTTGTCGACGTTCTCCGACATCTTCGCGGCGCGCTGCTCGAAACGCGACAGCGGCTGCTCGCCCTCGGCGAGATGACGCCGCAGAAGCTCGGTCGCGGCGTCCACCTGAAGGAGCAGCCGTTCGGTATTGTCCGCCAAAGGCCGCCCCCTATTCCTCCGGTACGCGGTGCATCCGCTCGTACCCGTTCATCGCATCCCAGAACTCTGGCGGAGTTGCCGCCCAGAACTCACGCGGCCGCCACCCGAGCGCGGCAGCCGCCGCGCCCATCAGCCGCCGACGGGGGCTTCGTCCGTCGTCATCGTCGTCGTCGGCGGCTTCAGGTTTCCCTGGGTGTCGTATCCACCGTTCACCGCAATCGCGAGGACGCCGCTGATCGTCTGCATGGCGGCGAGCAGGCCACCCTCGCTGGCCATGATGAGTTCGGTCACTCGCGGCGCGGTCGACTTGCTCGCGCCGGCATCGTCCGCATCGCGGCCGAAAGCGCGGATCAGCTCGCACGCGATCTGTCCCGTCTCCGACATGCGCAGTTCTTTGCGAATGGCTGCGCCGGCGAGGTCGACTAGGCCGCGCCCGAGCGCCTTTTCGATGGCGTCGAGCGCTTCGAAGCTGGGGCGGAGGCCCATCACGGTGCCGGCGAGGGTGAGGGACGCCTCACCCCGATCGGCAACAGGCTGCCGGGCGTCGCTCACTTGGCCTCGCCCCCCGCCGCCGGCTGCGGCGCGCCAGCCTTGGCATAGAGCGCGCGGATGCCGTCGATCAGCGCCGGATCGGCCGCGATCGCGCGCGCGAGTTCCGGACCCGGCAGGAAGTCGGGCTCCAGAAACGGGCGGAGCGCGCGCGCTGCCCGGTCGGGACCGGCCGCCAGCACCGTCTCGATTTCGTGTGCGCCGCAGCCGGTCGCGGCGACGAGCTGGTCATTCAGGTCCTTCGGCGACGTGATCTTCACGTCCTTGCCTGCGATCTTCATGGGTGTTCTCCGGGTGAGAGGGGCGCGCGCCGGATCAGGCGAGCGCGTCGACCGTGGGGGCTTCCGCCAGGGTCAGCGTCACGCCGACGGTGACGCTCGCGCCCTGGTTGAAGCCGGTGTCATCGAGGCCGGTATACATGGCCGCCTCGAACACCACGTCGGTCGCCGCGAACGGCTTCTTGCGGATCTGATAGATCTCGGTCGCGTTCGACTTGTCGAGCGTCTCCATGCGCGTGTAGCCGGTCGGATCGGGCAGCGACGGGATGAGGTCCTGCTTCAGCGTCAGCGTCTTCAGGCCGGGCTGCTGGGTGTCGTAGCCTTCAGTGTCCTTGGTCGCGTTTGAGGTGAAGTTCTTGCCGCCGCTCTTGGTCAGGTTGCCCTGGCCCGCCGGCTGCGAGAACGTCGTGCCGTCCGATGCGCGCAGGAACAGTCGGTAATCATTGCCGAGCTTCTTCGCCATGCGTCTTCTCCCATGCGAAAAGCCGCGCTGGCGAGGCGCGGCGGGGTTATGGAAAGGTGGTGGCGCTCAGTCCGCGAGCGCGAGGAAGGTGTAGGAAGAGACGCCCGTGTAGGAGGCCCCGTCGTCGGAAAGAACGGCGTCGTCGTCATCGAACTGGCCTCGGATCACCCAGCCAGGCACATTGAGGTCGGTTCCATCGAGCGCCTCGTCGCACTGCTCTTGCAGCGCCAAGAGCGGTGCGCGCTCTTCCGCGTTGACGATCGCGACCACCGAAAGCGTGACGCTGCGATCGGCGCTCGCGTCCTTGCCGGGCAGGCGCGCGCTCTTCATGTCACCGATGATGACGAGGTCGCCCTCCGCGTTCTCCGGGGCGTCCTGATAGACCGTCGCGCCGGTGATCTTTTCGACCAGGGCAGCGAACACCGCCGCCTCCACGACCGATTTCGCGCTACTCATCACCGGCTCCCGATATGGATTGCAGCGAGCGGGCGAAGGTGCCCCGCAGGTTTTCCCGCAAGGCGCGGCGGAGGTCTGGATAACGCCCGGTCACGAACCGCTTGGGGGCCATAGCGCGGACCTTCATGAGGTATCGCCTGGTCAGCCCGCCGCCCGACTTGCGCCCAGCGCGATCATACTCGCGTTTGACGCCCGCCTTGAACCGTTGGACCGACACGACCTGCGCCTTGCGTCCCAGGTCCTGAATGCGCCCATAGAAGAGCTTGGACTGCCCTTTTCGCGTGCCGAGCAGGCCGACTTGCAGCCGGAGGGACTTGGGCAGCACCTTGTAGGAGATGCCGGCCCTCAATGCCCCCGACTTGCGCGGCGCTTTGGCGAGCACGGCCTGGTTCATCTGCCGGCCGGTGACGTTCAGCTCGACCACGATCTCGCCGGCGACGGCGTCCGGCAGCCGGCGGAGCAGCTTGCGGACCCTTCCGATGCCCTTGACTGGCCGCCGGGCCATCAGGAGGTCACTCCGCTTTCGCAGGTCATGACGATGCCGTCCCGGGCCTCGTTCGGGGCCATGGTCCGGATGTTCATCGCCGTCGCGCCCATCACCGGGTCATCCCAGACGATCTGCATGGCGGGTGACAGGCCACGGCGGGCGCGGATGGTGACGCGCCACAGGCGGGTGGAGCGCTCCACCCCCTCGCGGAGCGCCTCATCGCCGCGCAGAGCGATCACCTCGGCAGCGACACCACGCGCCAAGTCCTTCCACGGCGCGGCCGGATCACGCGGCCTGCGGCCACCTTTGCCGTTGTCGATCAGGTCTTTCTCTTGGATCGTCACGCGATCCTTGAGGCGGCTGGAGAGGGTGCGGAGGGGCATCAGACGCGCGTCAGGCGAAGGAAACGGCATAGGCTGCGGGCACTAGCCTCCGCCTTGCTAAACACCTCACCACCCTCGCGATCATCGTGATAGGCGGTCAGCATGACCAAGGCAGCCCGCCGCAGATTGCGCGGCACCAGCGACGGGGAGCCATAGCCGGCGGTCAGGGTGACCGTGAACATTTGGTCCGCGTTTCGGAAGGGCCAGAACGCGCCTGCCGCCGGACGCAATCTTGCCGGTCGCTTCGTCGTGTCGAGCTTTGCCGGGAGTGTGGCCGGGATGCCCGCGGCATCCACGTAAGCGATCGCGGTCACCGCATCCGACGCGACCGGCCAGGATCGCAGCTCGACAGGGCCGAAACCGCGGAATTGCTCCGTCACGTTGCGAGGCGACAGGATCTGCCCGGTATAGGTCTCTACCCATCCGATAGCATCCGCGATCTGATCGCCGAGTTCTTCGTCCTGGCTGGTGTCATCCTCGTCCAGCCGCAGGTGCCGGCGCGCGGTGACAAGGTCGATGAGAGGATCTGGAGACGTGGCCGCATCGGCCTGCGACCAGCCGGCGGCAAGGTTCTCGTAGGCGGCGCGCACATCGCTATCGGGCACGTCAGCGCCAAGCCCCAGGGCGGCGCGCATCATGTCGACCGTCATGCGCTCACCTCGTTATGGTAAGGGGGAGGCGGGCTGGCCCAGGGGGAAGAAACCAGCCCGCCAAGCGCGCGGCGGCCCGCGCGCTATCTCGTTCAGGCGGCGTCGGCGGCCTTCAGGTTCTGCTCGACCGCTTCCGAACCGCTGATGGTTGGGTCGTTGAAGTCGATACGGTTCTGATCGGCCGTGGTATGAGCGCGCGGATCGCTGTCGACCGCGGGATGCGACATGTCGACGTCTGCGACGATCTGCTGCGGGGCGCCGGACGTATCGATCTCCGTCGCAGGTGCGGCACCATTCCGGCGCGTGGTGGTGTTTTTGTCCATGATCGTCTCCTGGGTTCACCGAAACCGTGGCGCACCGCGGCTTCGAAGAACCGGGGCGGCCGTGCCGCCCCGGTGGAGATTAGCCCGCTGCGCCGATCTTGAGCGCGCGCATGGGCTGCGGATTGTGAACGCCGCCGCCGACACGCTTCGTGGTGTAGAAGTGGACGAACGGCTTGTTGGTGAACGGGTCGCGAAGGACCCGGATGCCGATCCGATCCACCACCAGGTAGGTCGCTTCCATGTCCCCGTAGAGCGCCGCGATGTTGCCGGCGGCAACCGTCGGCATGTCGGGCATCTCCACGATCGGGGCGCCGTTCAGCGTCTGCGGCTGCCCAAGGGCATAGCTGGGCTGCCACAGGAAGTTGCCCTGACCATCCTTCAGCTTGCGCGCCGAGCCGAGCGACTGGCGGTTGATGAACAGCTTCGCGTTGCCGGCGAACTCGCTGGGGAGGTCGTACATCAGTTCGATGAAACCATCGCCCGTGAAGGCTGCCGCGGCACCCGATGCAACGGTCGCGATCGCGCCATAGGGATGGCGCGCCGCATTGGCGGCACCGGCGACGTAGGTGAGGATGCCATAGGGCTTGTTGGCACCGTCGCCGGAGAGGAAGCCGATACCCTCCTGCCGTGCGAACTCGGTGTCGACCTCGCTGCCCAGCCACTGCTCCAGGTCGACTGCGGCGTCGTCCAGCAGCTGCTGGCTGATCGCCGGGTTGGCGTAGAGCTCGCCCGGGGTGAAGTCGAGCACGCCGATCTGCGGCGTCGTGGTGGCCGGGCGGCTGGCGGTCTCGCCGACCCAGCCGGATCCGACATTGCGGTCCGAGAAATACTTCTTGAAGCCAGCGACGCTGATCGTGATCACGCGGCTCTCGGCGCGCATCGGGCTGATCCGCTTCAGCTTCTCGCCGATGGTCCGGTCCCATTCGATGGGCGCCAGGTAGCCGCCGTCGGTGTCGGTGCCCTTCTGCATGGCGGCCTTCACCTCACCCGGTGCGCTATCGCCGCGGCGCATGTGCGCCTTGAACGCGGCGGCATATTCCGGATCGCCCTTGATATCGCCGATGACCGCGCCGTTGCCGAGCTTCGCGGCGGCCTGGATGCGCGCCTGCTCATCGACCGCGGTCTGCAACTCAGTGAGCGTCGCATTGATCGCCGTCAGCTTGTCGGTGGTGACGACGTCCGCCAGACCGGCCTTGATCTCCTGCTGCTCGCGGGCGTGCGTTTCCTTGAACGCCTCGAATGCGCCCTGCAGCTTCGTGATCAGCGTCTTGGGGTCGCTGACGTCGGCGCGCACGGTCCCGGCGATCGCGCGAGGCATGGCCGGCGCGGTGAGCCGCATCGAAGGCCGTTCGACCACCTCGTCTTGATCGATCGGGCGGGGGGAGGCCGCGCCGAGCGCGCGGAAGGGGGAGGCGAGCACCGTCGCCACCGCCGCGAGGGCGGCCATGTTCATCAGTCGCATGGTGGAGCTCCTAGCTCTGGAGGGTGGTGAGCAGGCCGGCCATCAGGCCGACCATCTCTGTGTCGCCGCCAGCGCCTGGCGTGTCGGCTTCAGGGGCAGCGCCAGGCGTGCCCTTGATCTTGGTGATATGCTCGCGCGCCTGGGCGCGGGTGTCGCCGCCGGCCACGAGCTTGAGTTCGAGCGTGGTGATAGCGGTCCGCTCACGGTCGGCCGCCTTCGCATTCTCATCGCGCGTCGTCTTGTCCGCCGGAAGCAGGCTGTCGGCGAAGCCGCGCTCGATTGCGACGGACCCGGACATGTAGGTCTCGGCATCCATCCACGCGGCGCACTCAGCGGCGGTGCGCCCGCTTCGGTGAGCATAGACATCGGCCATCGCCTGATCGAATGGGGCCAGATACTCAGCAGTCTCGGTCATGTCGTGTCGGTTGCCAACGGCCACGACCCAGCAATTATGGATCATCAGGAAGCTGGCGGCGCCGATCTCGACCGTGTCGCCTGCCATGGTGATCACCGATGCAGCGGAAGCCGCCATGCCCATGATCTTGATCGTCACCGGCTGCGAGTGCTCGCGCAGCACGTTGTAGATCGCGATGCCCTCGAACATGTCTCCGCCTGGGCTGTTGACCTGCACCTCGATCGGCCGGTCGCCAATCGCGCGAAGCTGGGCCGTTACCGACTTGGCGGTGATGCCGCCGCCGGACCAGTAATCCTCGCCGATCGACCCAAACATCGTGATGACGTTGTCGCCGGCCTCGACAGCACGAATGCCGGCGGCATCGGCTGCCCATTTGTCCAGCACGTGCGGTCCGGCGAGCGCCGACACGGCTCGGTCGGCGGGGACGGGGAGGGCGGAAGGGCGCGAGCGGTTGTTAACGCCGCGGATGGCCCGGGGCATGCCGCGATCCGGCAGCGTGACCGCCGGCTTGCCCGGAAGCTTCACGCCATTCAGCGTTTTAACGGCGCGCGGCTTCCCGGCTGCCTTACCTTCGTCGGCCATACAGCATCTCTCTTTCAGATATTGCGGGTCAGTCGTCCGCCGCGATCGTCGCGGCCGTCGTGCCAGGGCGCGGCAGTTCGTCACCGCCTGCCAGCGGGTTCTTGTCCATGTATTCACGCGCTTCGTTGGGGGTGAAAAAGCCGGTGTTCGGCCCCAAGGCAGCCTTGAGGAATTCGGCCTGCTCTTTCAGCGACCCGCGCAGCAATGCGCCGTCGTTGAACTTGGCGTACATCGTCTCCTGCTCGACCGGGCTGAGTAGACAGAACCAGATGGCTTCTTCCCAGATGACGAACCATTGCAGCAGACAGTAGGTGACGAAGAACAAGCCTAGCTGCTGGATCCCGCTACCCCAGCTCGTCTCATCGAACATGAGGAGTGGGCGCGGCGCGCCGGTGAACCGGCTCACCTCTTCCGCTTCCAGCCGGCGCATCTCGACAAGCTGATTGTCCTTTGTGGTGCCGGTCAGCACCTTGGCTTTGAGGCCCTCCTCAAGGATCAGGAAATCCTCATCCGCGTCGGCACCGCTGAAACTATCGCGCAAGCTCTCGCGAAGCCGCCCGTAGGCCTCATCTCCCAGATCCTTGTCTGTCTCTAGCGCGCCGCGGACCATCGTGCCCTTGGCGAGCACCCGACCGGTAGCAGCAAGCGCGCGATGCGAGATACTCAAGGTGTCGGCAGCGATATCCAGCAACGACACCCCCGTGAGGCCGTCGAGTGAGATCGGTGCACGGAAGTGGAAGACGTCATCCTTGGACAAAATGACCGATCCGCCCGACGGCCGGTCATAACGAAACGTCAGTTCGAAGGTGTCCGACAGCTGAGGGCGCACACATCGGCGGGGCAGGGGCACGAGCTGACGAACCGCCCCGCGCGATCGCACCTTCAAGGCGTAGGCATTGCCGTCCAGCAGCGCGCACGTCTGCATGTACGACTTGAACTGGCTAGCGGTCTGAAAGTCGTTCGCCTTGCGGTGCAGGACGTTGAACAACGGGTGGTCACGAGCCTTCTCCCGTGACCCATCCGCCTTCAACCGCATGAGGTGGAGCGGCAACATCCCCATGCTGCCGGCGATCAACGAGACGGCACGAAAGAAGGTGCTGTTGCGCAGCGCCATCTTGTCGCTGACACTGATGCCGGCGACGCCAACTCGGCTCCCGCCCGCCCGCATCATTTCCAGCAACCCGGGATCGGTCAAATCGTAGGCATCATAGGCGACAATGGGACCGCTCAGCTTGGGCTTTCCCGCAAGGCCCATCCGTTCAGGAGAAACTGAACGGCGGTACCCGGCTGCGCGCCGGTAATCATCCGGAGACGACATAGGCAATCGCCTCCTTAAACGCGGCGGACGCCGCGGGTCTCATAGACCGACTTCTTCTTTGGCCTGGCGGTCGCCGTGGCGGCGCCAACGGCCATCGCGATCGTCACCATGCCGTCGATCCGCCCGCGCGATTTCTTCTTGTTGAACATGCGGTTGTTCAGGCCGTCGGACTCGATCACGGCATTGGCGGCGCACGAATAGGTCACCGGAGAATCATCGATCAGGAGCTTGCCGTCGAGCAGGTGATCCTCGGTCCGAGTGATCGAATGCGGCATGCAAAGCTGCTGATCCTCGAACATGATGCGCTGGCCCTGCGCATGCTTGATGATTTTCAGGCCTCGACCCTCGGGCTTGCCGGGGCCGCTCCACAGCCACCATTCCAATCCCACCTGGTCACAGGCATCGGTGAACGACGTCAGAAAGGCTGGGTCGACCACCAGCGCCTCAACCTCATGCTCGGCGACTTGCTGCTGCACCTGCGCTGCCACGAAGGTGTAATCGATCGTCGCGCCGGGAGTGGCGGTCAGGTACTTATCCTCAACCCAGTCGAGATAAGGCGCTTTGTCAGCGTCGGCCCGCTCTTCTAGCCCCTCTCTGGTGGTCCAGTACCAAGTCTTGACCGCGACCGCATCGTCGGGAAGCTCCCAGGCCTGCGACAGCGCGGTAAGGTCATTCTTCTGCGACAAGTCGAGCGACAGCCAGGACTTGCGCCCCCGCATACCGCGCGCGTCGACGGTGCCCTATGCGGAGGACCATTTCTCTTCGCTGATCCAGAAGTCAGCGGCCGCGCTGTCGATGCCAAAATACAGGCGCTTGACGCTCGACTTTGTCGAGGGCCGCAGCTTCGCGGAATTGACCGTCTCGCGAATGTTTTCGATCGGGAATGTCTCGCCTAAAGCGGGCAACGACTTCTGCCAGCACGCCTCATTCTCGAGCACCTTGTCCCGGTCGCCCTTGTCGATCCGGGCGATGAAGGCAAACGCAGTATCGTCCTTGCTTTCGCCCTTCACGACCGACTGGTACATGTCCGAATACGACGTGCCGACATGCTGGGTGGATCGCGCGGGCGTGTTCGTGCCGAGCAGCATCAGGGCGTTGCCGGCCACCTTGTCGATGGCGGCCTTCCACGTCAGGAGTGCCGCCTCTGACTTCAATTCGTGAATTTCATCGGCCGCCACAAGTGATGGACGTGGGCCCGATTGAGACTCACCGCTAGCGATCGGCATGAAGAACGAGCCGCTATCGGGGTGCTCGATCTTCCAGGCATTCTCCAACTCGCCACGAATGATGACTTCGCCTAGGCCCTCCAGACTGTCGCCTTCCTCCTGCGCGCCGGGGATGTCGGCCCGGCACATGGCGACAGCATCGCGGAACAGGACATTGGCGGTCGCCTTGTCCTCTCCGATGGCGTAGCATTGCGCACGCGGGATGTCGCACCAGCCCATGATGTAGACGCCGATCGCGCCCATTAGCGGTGATTTGGCCTGTCCCTTGCCAGTCTCCAGCCAGCCGGTCCGAAACCGCCACCGATCCGTTGCAGTGCGCCAACCGAACAGGCTGCCGCCAACAAACGTGTGGTATTCGAGCGGATAGAACGGCTCACCCGCCGCGGGCCCGTCGGTGACCTGGAACACCGACGGTAGGAAGTTGAGGAAGTGCGCCGCCTTTTCCGGCCGCCAATAGATGCCCCTCCGCTCGCCGTCGCGAATGTCGCGTAGGTGACGCTCGGCGGCATGGCGGACCAGCTCGCCGCAGGTAAACAGCTTGCCGTCGACCGCCGCCCTTGCCCAGGCGGTGGTCGGATCGGGTTCTCCCCAGAAGCGGTTAGCCACGGCTCTTCAAGTACCCGCCGCCGGCCTGCTGTCGGGCCTTCTTCGCCACCTTCGCACCGGTGCCACGATCGCGCGGCGTGATGCAGAGCGCCTTCTCGAGCGCGCTTGCCTGGCTGTCGGCGGCGTTCATGGTCGACCACCACGGCGAATAGGTCGGCACGCCTGTCTTGGGCGCCTTCATCACCGGGCCCGATTTGGCCACCTCCTTGGCGCAGCGGTCATAGGAGACATAAGCCACGACCAAGCGCTTGATGCTGTGCGAGTTGGCGACTGCCAGCTTCTCGGCGGTGCGCAACTCGCTTATCACCTCGCGCCAGTAGGCGGATGCCGCTGCGCGATCCGCTGCACGGCCGAAGATGGAGCGCCAATTTGGCTCGGGCGGCGTGCCGTCGCCGCCGTCTATTGCGATGACATCGGCCATGCGGAAGCCTCCGGGGCGACCAGGGCGAAACCCTCCCCCCTAAAAAATTGATCTCGCTGCGTACGCAGGAGGCCGTCGGTGTCCGGCCCCTCGGCTCTGAAACTTTTGACCAGGGGGCGTTATTTTGTTGCGCGACATAATGTTGCGCCGACGCGACCAATTGATGCCCTCGCGTTAAGTCCGATGCGGTTGGTTCCACGGGTGATCGGGGCTGGTCGGCCGACCGTTCCGGCCGACCCCTCGACCCTCCCGCGTCACCTGATGCCCGAACTGTTCCACCCCGACCTCAAGATGGCAGGGATCGCAGAGGTTGCGCGTGTTGTCGTCCTCATCGGTCCCGCCATTGGCCAGCGGCACGATATGGTCGACCACCGTCGCCAGCGTCACGCGCCCCTTGCCGTCGCAGCGCTCGCATAGGCCATCGGTGCGAGCGAGGCGGCGCGTGCGTTGCGCCTGACCGGCGCGCCCGCGCAGCCGCTCAACATTGGGCATAGTCACCGCGCTTTTTTGCACCAATCAGTGCTTCTACCCATTGCCACCACGCACCGTTTGGTGCATAGAAAATAGGCCGGAAGGGAAGGCAATACCGCCGACCCGGCACGAAGGAGAAGCAAGGTGGAAATAGCCGCCCTTCTTCTTCAGGCCCTCGGCGTAGCGATCAGTGCGGGAACACTGATCATTGCGCTACGCCGAAAGGGTTAACCTGAAGGGGTGTCCCGGTCTGAAAGGGCCGGGGCACTCCCTGCTTTATAGTCGATTGGAGGGCAGACGACAATGACCGCTGACCAGTTCACCGCATGGATGAAGCATATGAACCTGGGCATCGGCGAGGCGGCCGAACGGCTTGGCATCGGCCGCAACACGGTGCCGCGCTACCAGCGCGACGGCGCGCCCAAACATATTGGCTATGCGTGCGCGGCGATCGCGATGGGCCTGCCGGAATGGGGTGCGGCCACGTAAGCTGATTGCAGACGCTCACCCTACTTTATGGACCGGTTCGCCAAGATCTCCGTTTACGCTGCCCACGAAGGAGAGAGCCATGATAGATCCAGAGCGCGAAACCCATGCCGAAGGTGACGGCGGCCAATTCAACCCCGGTGAAAACGGTGAGGACCGTGACATCCAAGGCAAACGGCAGGAGGATTTGACTGCCGAGGATTTGAAGGGCGATGCTCGCGAGACCGGCACGGAGTAAGCTGCCTATCCCTTGCTCATACGATGCGGTTCGTCGCAAAGCGCCCTGCAGGCGCATCTACATCAAGGCGCTGAGCGGGTGGCGTGCTAGGCGCGTCACCCGATCCCTTATGGAGCGCAGGGATGGCCCCTGTGTGGCAGCCGCATGACCCGCTACGTGTTCCGACTGAAAAATTCCTCAGAAGCGCCAATCAGCCACGAATGCGAGAGTCTCGACGAAGCCCGTAGCGCAGCGGTGCGGCACCTCGGCCGATACCTGTCCGAGCACCCTGAGTTTGCCACCGAGGGGCATTGGCAGCTCGATATCGAGAATGGCATGGGCCAGGCGCTCACGAACATTATCGTAGCTACCGTCGTTCCCCGCTCGTCGCCAATCCGGACCGGATCGGCTTCAGATGAGATGACAGCGGGGTGAAATCACTTTGATCCAAGGCGAAAGCGGGAACGCCGACAGGCTGCCACCGATTGGCTGCCGACGCTTTTGGAGACGGATTGTGGACGCGGTGGACTGGAGGGCAGAGAGTGCGCTCTTTATACAAGAAGATGGTGGTTCCAGATACGTAAGGCTTGATCGGGGCCGGTTGAGCGACATGGTCAATCAGGCTCTCTCATGTGACGTGAGCAAGCGAGCCAGGCTGATTATCCAGTTTGCTGATAGCTCGATGACGTTGGGCTTTAACGATATGGCCGATCTCGCTCAGCGGCCGGACTTCCCAATCGCAATCTGACGAAGCGGGCCACCCACCAGAATGCACAAGAGCCGCAACCCTCGCGGGCGCGGCTCCAAGCGCACATCGTGCACTGTGACTACCTGCCAGAAATAAACAGGAACGTCAAGCGATCAAATCAAGGCCATCAAGGGCATGCTCCAGCTGACGCAGAGCCGATGCTGGAGCAGGTCGAGGCGGGCTTGAACGGTGCGCCGCTACGATCGCGTCGAGCCATACAGGCCCCATATCGGGATTGGGGTCCACTACCAGCTGATCGAAGGCGAACCGGACGTGACGGCCTGCCGAGTTGATCAGGTTCAGGCATCGATTCAGGCTTTCTTCGCGGCGCTGATCACGTGCCGGGTCTTCCTTGGCTGATCCCTGCTGCGGCTGGAATCGGGCGAGGCTGTCCGGCGTGCTGAAGCCATACGAACGCCAATATGATGACGCGAGACCACGACCCGCGTTTAGGCGGTCCTCAGCTTGGCGCCCTGACCCCAGAAGGCCAGCGCAATAAGCCCGGCCCAGCGCATCACAGGTGTCCGTCTCCTGCTTGCCCTTCCGCGCCTCCCGCGCCTTGGCGTCGGGCTCGCCGACGTCATTGGCGGGCAGCCTGTAGAGCTCGCGCCGACGCTGCACCCCCTCACAGGGCCCCGCTTCCTGCGGCGTGCGATCACGCTTGCGCCCCGATGCCGATCGCGCCCCGCGTGGCTGTCCCTTGCTCAGCTTGCCCTTCGGCCGTCCCATTACCGTGCCCTCCGCCTGATAGAAGCGACCTTCCGCATCGCCATCTGCTTCACTCGTTTCTGAATTTGTCGGGCTGCAACATCCGCTGCTGCCTCCACCACCTTCTCCGCCGCCCACTTGGCGATCGGCCCAATTGCCTGCTGCTGCACCCTCTTGCTCCCTGCTCTATTCTCTGTGGTGGTCAGGCCGCTTGGGCCTGAAAGGTGGTGCCGTCTGGGGCGAACTGCGTTGCAATGCCTCGGGTCCGTAGGAAGGCGTTGACCCGATCGACCTCCTCCGGCGGGATGGCGGCAACGTCGTTCTGTTCCGGCGCGCGGCGCCCAGCACGGATGATTGCGCGGGCACGGCGGATGGCGGCCTCCTCCGGGCTGACCCATTTGGCCATGCGCTCCTTGATCTGGTGCACGGTCGGCATCCAGTCGAGTTCGTCCAGGCAGCGGCGGCACGCATAGGCGAGCGCCCGTTCGTCGCAGCCCTCTAGCATTGACATGTACGCCCGGAGCTTGAGGTTGCCGGAAACCACATCGGTCGACTGGCTGGGGAGAGCTGCGGACAACCCGCCTAGGGACTGACGCAGGAACTTCTCATCGGCAGGCTGCGGCACCGCAACAGCCTTTGCCACCGGTTCGATTAGTGCGATCTCGCGAGCAGTGAAGACCGCGTCAGCCTCGAAAGCCCGCGCCAGCACGGTCTGCACGTTCGAGGTCAATGATGGCATCGAGCATCCCGTTGCCGCTGCGTCGTGCTGAATAATCTCGGTGGCCATTGCTGCTTCCAGTCGATTGCTTGGGTCGAGGGTCGAAGATTGCTCCCCAGCCGCGCTCAGCGGCGTGTTGGACGATCCGACCGGGCGGCCACTCCTCGTCCGAGAACTTGGCCAAGTCGCGAAGCACCCCAGCATGAGCCGTTGCCGTGTTCGCCAATCGCTTCGACTTCCGGTTGGCCAGCATGTCCGTCCAGTGAGCCGGATCGACCCCCTGGGGGCAGGGCCAGGCGGTCGAGCGGGCCTTACGCGTACGTGCGTCGGTCCCTTCCGGGTGGGGGTGGGGGTGTGGGGTTTGTTGGGGGGTCTGGGGGGAAGAAAGGGGAGAGGGGGCGGGGGCGGGTACGTCACGCCCTTGTCCCGTGACCGTCGCGTGACTGTCGCGTGACATGTCACGCTCACGGTCACGTTCCCGCTGCCGGCGCTTGCGCTCGCGTGCCGCCGCCCGTGGAGCATCGGCCACCGCCTGGGCGCGCTCGATCGCTTCGACCGCCAACGCGATCGCATCGATGGTCGCCCCAGCCGCCGCCATGTTCCTGATGAGCGCGGAGAAGGTCACGCAGCAGCAGCCTCGGTACGCAGCTTCTCAGCGTGCGCCATGATGCGCTTGGCCTGCCGGTCGAGAGCATCAGCCGCCGAGCGCAGATCGTCATCGCTGACGCCGCGCTCTGCGGAGAACTTCGCGCGCAGGCTGCGAGGCTGAATGCCAAGTGCCTCCGCCAACTCCGACTGACCGCCGAGCATCGTCGCTGCAGTGGTGAGACCCATCATTCGCGCGACGCTGAATGTGGAAGAATGAGCCGCTTTTGCGGCGCAGGTCGCCGCCTCAGTCATTACGCACCGACCGCATGAGCTCTAAGATCGTGGCCCAGCCCAGCCATTCGAACGCAATGTACCAGCCATCGCCTGGACGACCCACCGTCATCGACTGACCGCTGATGCGGCCAATCTCGGCACGGGGAAGGAAGCGGAGTACCATGTTCACGGTCATTCTCCCTGCTTGAGAGCAGCGCGACGCGTCTGTTCATTCGCGATCAGCTCTTCGATGACGGCGGTCGGGGTGATCGCGGTCACCGGCCACCGGTGAAAGTCAGAGGGACGCACCCGCGCGAACTGGTCGGATTGCAACTGCCGAATGACCGCGCGGATCATGGGTGCGTCGTAGGGGGTCACAGCATCCCCGTTGCGTTGCCGACGAGGCTGTAGGCCGGGCCGGTGGGGCGGGTGTCGGGAACAGTGGTGAGCTTTGCGCCGTTGCGAACCCGCTCCATCTGCTGTTCGAACGTCAAAGGTTCAGCCTGCTTCACTGCGGCCTGCGGAGCTGCGGCCTTCTTGGCTCGCGCGACCTCAGCGGCAATCATCTCCTTGCGCTCGGGAAGGCAATAGCCGGCTCGCTTCAAAAGCTGGTTCATCGGCCAGTATTCCTCCGGGCACCAAGCCAGATGCCGGCGACGCAACGTATCCCCGATCTTCTGACGCGCCTCCTCGGTCTGTCCCAGTGCGAGATTGGCCCGTCCGTACGTTCGGCCGATCTCCTGAAGGCGCTCCAGATGAAGGGGATTGGCGACCCGGTTGGCCGCTCCACGCTTCGAGCCAGCGCGATGCCGGGCCTTGTATCCTTCATCCTGGACTTTTGCCGCCAAGCGCTCCCGCCTCTTTTCATTGAGGGCGGGATCGGTGCTAAAGCGACGGACGCAGCAAGGGCGGCACCGCCCGGAGCGGTTCTTCGCGGTGATCGAGCAACCGCAATCGGAGCACGCCCGGTTCACCGGCGCCGCCCATCGCGGCAGAAGCCGCACAGGCCACCGACCAAGCGGGGCATGTCGTCACCGCACTTCTGGCACTCGCCAGGTGTACCGATCGCAACCGGCTGGCGGGCAGCGGCAAGGCTGGCGCGCAGGTGCAGGTCATTGACCTCCTGCGCCACGTCGACCGCGTCAGCCACGGGACATCAGCCGAGCCACAGCGTCGTTCCACGCGGGACCGAGCGCTGGAATGATAACCGGGTAAGCCGGGCGCGAGTCTGCCTTCGGTCCTACGGCCTTCTCCGCAGGCCCAGTGCCTATCAGTTGCATTGATCATACTCCGATGCGGGTCAGACCTGCGGTTATCTCAGGTGTGGTCGGGTAGCCGCAGAGCGTCGGCCCGGCGACGCATCCGCAAGCGGTCGATGTGGTTGGAAAGAGCTTCGATTTCGGGCCACATGTCTTCCAGCTCGGCATCGTCGACGACGCCGTCTTCCAGAGCAGCGGCCTTCTTTGCGATCAGTGCACCGAGCACCCGCAGGGAGCTGCGATCCTCGGGCTGAGAAGGGGCGCTCAGGGGCGCAAGGCGCATACCCACTAGAGCCAACGCCTCATTGGCGAAGCGGCCGTCCCATTCACGGCAGCCAAACAGAAACGACACCGCGCCCATGTCACCCATGCCGCCCGCGTAAGCCGCCGCCCGGTCGGAACTCTTGCCGAGAACCCGGCCCATGTCCGACCAGGTCGCCCCATCGGCTTCCTTGATTGCAGCCAGGCTCTCGCCGAGCGTCTCAAGCAGCAAACTCGCGGGAACGGTGCGGTAGCTTGGGTGGATGTGCGGGTTCGTCACAGCGTACCTCTATGAGCATGGACACCGCCGACCTGCATCTCGCTCCCAAAGCTGTACGTCTCGCCGTCGCGCGAGCGATCGTCGAAAAACTCGCCGGCCACGGCTGCAACGTGGCCGGCGAAGGGGACCAAAGGGAGGACCGCCGATGCGTCGGGAGAAAGCACATCGGCGCTTGCGCGGGAGGTCAGCCCGCGAAGCTCGCAGTCATCAGCAAGGCATTGGAAGATCTCAGGATGCCAGCGACCAGCGCCGCAGCGGGCGCAGGTGGTCATGCCGCCACCTGATCAGGCTGGCTGCGGAACGCGGTCATGAACGAGCGCACTCGCTGTTCAGTCTCAGGCCACACCCGCCGGCCTGCTCTTAGATCACGGACGAAGTGCGGATCACGCATCGCCTGCCGCCCAAACGACACTGGAGTTACCCCATGCTTTTCGAGGAAAGCGTCGATGTCGGTGAGCAAGGCTTTCGTCATGAAGAGTGCAATATCGTAGGGTGCGCCCTACGGTCAAGCGCGAAAAGTAGGGCAAACCCTAGCCTTTCAGTCCTGAGCGACGTGTGGGACACGACCTACATGGCCGATGACGACCGTTCCCCGCTTCAAATTGCGCTGGCCAATGCTATCGCTGCCTCTAATCGGACGCGCGACTCTTTTGATAGCGATCTTCAGAAAATACTCGGCACCACTGGTAAGCCGCTCTGGGATGTCGAGCGCGGCAAGGTGAAGCGACCGAGCCCCAAGGTGCTGCGGGCTATGGAAACCGTTCTAGCCTTTCCAGACGAGACGTTGGTCGAGATGGTGCACCCGCGCGAGGGCGGCAGCCCGCCAGTAAAAATAGAGCAACCGCGACAAGGCGCGCCAAGGCAGCGGCCTGAACAGTCCGATCAGCCTCGAATGAAGTCCGTAGACAGCGGAGAAACCGCACCGGTGACGCGCCTAGACCTGTCCTACTCCATGGGGCCAGGCGCAGATCTCGACTCCAGCTATGTCGACGGCGAGGCGTTCGAGTTCGACATCGGCTTCCTTCGCAGCATGACCGTCACGCCGCCTGATCGCATAAGGATCGTAGACGGCATCGGGGACTCAATGCAGCCCACCCTGCACGATCGCGACCTGCTCTTCATCGACGTCAACCAGCGCGACCTGAACGCCCAGGATCGTATCTGGGCTATCTGGCTGTTTGGACTAGGCGCGGTGAAGCGGTTGCGCGCCGTAGGGCCGGACCGAGTGCTGGTGATCAGCGATAACCCGGATGTCGATAATCAGGAAGTCAGTCGCACTGACATCCTGATTCACGGGCGGGTAATCGGCTCTATAAAAAGGCACTAAAATGCTTTGCGATGCAATCCTTGCACCCGTCCATATCCGCCTCGCTCACGCCGGTTAAAATTCATGACCATTCTAAAAAAATTGGCGGCGTTAGAGTCTCAAAATAGGCTATTGCGCTATATACCTCATATGGATCCTGATGAGGCGGCCAAAAGAGTCTTCCTGATGTCGGCAAAGCATATGCGTTGGTTAACATCTCCTGAAGGCACTACGAAGAGCAGGGTTTATAGATCAAGAGTAAGGGCGGCTATTGGAGAGTATGTTAAAGGTGAGGCCGTTCTAGATAATAATCAAACCTTAAAAAAACTACAACCGCCTGGTCTTGACGTTTGGGTTTACAAAATAACCTTTACACCACACGCAAGAATAATTGGCTTTTTTGTGGATTACGATAAATTCATTGGGCTTGAGAGGAAGTTTAGGCACGAACTGGAAGGTGATGCCTATGACGAAGCGCGTGATAGAGCGGTTGATCGATGGAATTTCCTGTTCAAAGACAGCAGGCCTCATAGCGGGCATTCACTTTTCCATTGCATCAGCAATGTGAGGTTAGAGCAATGACGGGCACGGAAATTAAAATTCCCGACGACGAGTTGCTAGATCGCTGGCATGCTTTTCAACTAAAAACTTGGAGGCAGCTTCAGAAGATTATCGAAGGAGCGAAAAGCCGGGGACTTGATGAGCAATACATCGCCGAAAGGCTTGGTATAGATGTAGAGCAGGTTAATAATATTCTTTCCGGGGAAAGTGCTGTTAGTATACGAGTAATGCACAATCTTGCGCGCGCGATAAACTTTAGGCCAGAAATGAATTTTATTGACTTAAACAAAGTTGTAAAAGCGAACTACTATTCAGACGCCTTTTCAGAGAAACCGATAAGACTTGTGAAAATGCGAAAAGCTGGCGCGGTTAAGGTGGCTAACGGCACCCTTACTGGCATGCTGGACAAGAAAGTTGAAGTGAAATGCTAAGCATGTTCAAAATCGGCAATGCCGTTCTTTGTGAGTATGTAACAGAATCGCGAGACAATCAGCATACCCTTGTCAATGTGATGTCTGGTAATATTGGTGTTGCTGGATTTCCTTGCGATTTGAGTGTGTCGGTATATTTCGAGATAATGATAAAGGGTCCCGCAGAGCTGCCCCCGACTAGAGTCGAAGTTGAGGTTGACGGAGTTGTCGTTGGGGTCATGCCGTTAGAAGGCGCTCAAATTGGACCCTATTCTACAGCAGTAGTTGGGGTGGTCCCTCATGGCACCTTCAAGTTTGGGGAGCCGGGTCAATTTGGTTTCTACCTAACAAGTGACGGGTATGAAAGAACATTAATTCTATCCCGGGAAATTAGGCAAGACGAGTAATTGAGAGAAGTAGCCTGAACATGTCGCTCATGGATCACGTCTAAAATTAGGAATTTAGACAATACGCTGCGGCAGGATGTGAAACATCCTATTCTCATTCATTAAGTAAAACTACCTTGGTAGCAAGCAGCTAAGCAGCCATATCAGAATATGGGTATTCGAAAAGGTGTCTAACCTAACCTTGTGTCATGGTTGATGAGGTCGCGGTCGCTTGCAATAGTGGGCATCACCTATCCCAACAAGAGCGGACCAACACGCCGCTTTGAGTTGCAATTATGCGCTCCCGGCGAGGTGGTCGAGCTGAGACCTGAACCCAAGAACCCTTACGACGAACACGCGATCGCCGTGTTCTCCTGCCGTGGTGTGCAGCTCGGCTACCTGCCCTCAGAGCGCGCCGTCTTCATCGGAACCCTGACCCGCCAGGGGCATACCGTTAAAGCCATCTTCCAAGGCCTCACTCAGACAGTGGGGTGGGTGCGAGTCGCGTTTGATGGTGAGGAACCGGCTTTACCGGCACCAACTCAACGAGCAACGATTGCTGATGACTGCGGCTTTTGGCCAGACGACCTTGGAGGAGAGTGGGGGGCATGAGATGGTTTTATGCTGGCCAGTTTACAGTGTGCTTGCCTCTGCTCGTCTTAGCTGGCTGCAATCCAAGGGATAAACCTGTGGTGCAGTGTGAAGGCGTTCTCAAGGCCATGCTCAAAGCTCCCGCTAGCTATCATTTGGTGGAAAGCCTGGTAGGCTCAGCCAAGTCAAACGGAACACAAGACGTCTTTATCACCTATGACGCCGTGAACAGCTATAATGCGCCTCTCCGGGAGAGGTTTTGGTGCATCTACGATTTGCATACTGGAACCGCTAAAAGTGCGGACGCTGGGGTCGGGGTGGCCCCAGACAATGTGGGCATAGAGCAGCCCGTACCTCCGATTGATAAGCCGGCTGTGCGAAACGCTAAGTCCAAAAATTCATCGCCAAGCCTGAAGAGCGGGCCGCAGTCATACGAGGATGAGGTGCCCGTTTGCGATCGACCCGACTCTCCCGAGAAATTCGCCTTGATGAATGAACTCGGGGTAGGGTGCGGAGGAGAATAAAATAGGGCACGCCCTACTTTTAGGTTGACGTAGTAGGGCGCACCCTACATAAAACCTCCATAGCCGCACGAAGCGGCATGGAGGCTCACACCGATGCTCCAGCATCTCCACAGCGCATTGCAGGCGGCAGCCGAGAAGCGCCGCGCATTTCAGGCTATGTCGCCGTCTGAGAAGACGGAACTGCTGTTCGCGATTGCCGCCGGCCGGGTGCGTCTGTGATGCGCGCCGCGTCGCTGCCCCGGTCGGCATTCCAGACCCGCAAGCCGCCGCGCGCCGGCCGTCCGGCATGGAAATGCGCCGGCGATTTTAGGCGCTGGCTTCGTAAGCTGCCGTGCATCCGCTGCGGGCATATCGGCGACCAGGCAAACCCGACCGTGGCGGCTCACGTCGACCATGCGGGCGGGAAAGGCACCTCGACCAAAGTCGCCGACCGCTACTGCATCCCTCTGTGCGATAGCTGCCACAAGCAGCAGCACGCGCTTGGGTGGCGGAGTTTCGAACAGGGGCTGCCGGGGCATGATGCTGTGGCAATCTCAGAAACATTTTGGTCGAAATGGCCGGAGCGCGGCGCGTGGGAGCGTGATCTTGCTTCGCGCGGCGAGGCGGTGCGCTGATGGTCGCCGCTGCCCCCCGCATCGTCTCCGGCCCGGTCGATCCCGATCTGGAAGCCGTGCTGCCGGAACTGGCCTACGCCGCCGGGCGCATCCGTCAGTTGGAAAGCATCATCAGGCTGCCCGAGCAGCGCTATAGCCAGCGGTCGGCGATGATCGCTGAGCGGTCAGACCTATTCGCGATGTTCGAAGAGAAGGCCGCGAAGCTCAACCTGCCTGGAGAGAAGCCGGGCAGGGCGTTGCTCCTGATGGTCGAGGAAGCTGATCGGCTTTCGCGTCTGAACCGCGGTAAGCGCAAGCCGACCTTGGCGCAGGTGCTGCTCGGCCTGCGCGCGATCGCCGACGCTGCTGAGCGTCATGCCACGGAAGCAGAGGTTGATCTGATCGCAGCCCGCTATGTCGAGTTGGAGGCGCGTCGTCGCCTTGAGGCCGGTAGGGGCGCGGTCGCCTACCTGGAGGCCTGCCGGTGACCCAGGCTGCCGCATTCATCGCCGAGGATCGCCTAATCCATGGCCGCGTGTACCTCGGTCGCCGGCCGGACACCATCCGCTGGACGCCGTCCAAGCCTCTCCCCTGGTGGGCTGCCATCTGGGAGGAAGGTCGCCGCTTCACTGCGCAGCAGGAACAGGCGCTGATCGCCCTGGGCCGCGACCCGGTAACGGCACCGGCAATGGAGGTGGTCCGCGAGATCGACCTCTATGCCGACGAAGCCGGGGGCGTCCTGCGCATTGGTCAACCTCGCCCGGTCTATGCCTTCGACTGCCCGGTGATCGGGAAGGGCGCGGCCGGCAAGGTCCGGGTCATCGGTCCTAACGGCAAGCCTCGCGACGTCCAGCCTGACGGTTGGGCCAATCCACCCCATCCCAAGCCCTATCGGGGAGCCCTGTGATGCATATCCTCATGCACGTCACTGGCGTCGCTTGCCTGGCATTCATGGCCGGAGCCGGCTTCTACGCCATTTGGAGCACCATCGAGCCGCGGCGCGCGCAAATCGCAGTCGCCATCGCTCCGCTGATGCGCTCGTCCATCAACGTCTACCGTGCGCGCTTCGACAGCAGCCGTCGCAAAGTCGCCGCCGCAATCGCGATGATCTGGCGGGTGGCCGCCTCTCTCTATCGTGGAGGCTTCGCATGAAGCGGGACAAACTTGCAGCCGCTGTCGCCGAGGCCGAGCGCTTCATTGCCCGCGCCAAGGCTCTGCCGGACGCGCAGCCATACGAGCGTCATGGTCATAGCTTCACCCACGACAATTTCCCTCGCGAGCGGGGCGCGATCCGCCGGGCCAGCATGGACCTGACGCGTGCGCTCGCTGACCTTCGGAGGCCCGCATGACCGACACGACCACCGATGCCGCAGAGGCGCGGGCGCGGGAGGTGCGAGAGATTGATCGCATCGGGACGTTGCTACTGAACGAATGGAAGCGGGTCGACCCGAGCAGCGGCGTCGCCCTGCACCCGACATCGTATATCGCCAACTTTGCCGACATGGCGCGCGTCGTGATTGCCGACCGTCTCGCCACCGCCGAAGCCGCGAGCGGGGCGGGGGAGCGGGAGTGGCGCGGCCACTACGAGGCAATGGCGGATGCCGCTGGCGCTTTGAAGGACGCTATTCGCCCGCAACTGGACGCGATGCAGTTCGCGGATCACGTCGAGGTGCGCAAGGCGTTCAACGACATCGCAGTTGTGGCCGGGCGAGCGTTGGACACCAGTCAGGCCCTCGCCTCCCTCCCGCCCGCGACTGACCCCGCGATGGTGGAGCGGATCGCGCGTCTACTCTGTCAGCAACACGGTGCTGATCCAGAGGCCACCGCAACAGAGGAACATGATTGCTGGGAGGGGCAGCTTTGGACGGTGTTTCAGGACGATGCTCGCAGCATCCTAGCCCTCGCAGCCGCCCCGACCATCCCAGCTACGGGGGAGGCTGAAGCATGAAGCCGTTCCGCTGGGAGGCTGACTGCCTCGCTGACGATCCGTTCGCCGGTGACTTTGGCAACGGCGAGGTCGCGCTGTCTGACAAGATGGTCACGAACCGTGGGGGCGGCACCTGCCATACCTGTGCAGGCCCATGCGAGCCGGGCACCCGCAATCGCGTGCTGACCGAGCGCGGCGATGATGGGCTTGAGACCTTCCGCTGGTGTCAGCCCTGTTGTTTCGCGATGGCCGTCTACGACCGCCGCCCGAGCATTGGTGACGCCCGATTTGCCCTTGGCGAGCAACGTCGGAGGGCCGCCGCATGACCCCGCCAGACCCCCAGCAGGTAGCCGAGATCGCGGGGCGCTTGAGCAAGGCGCAGCGGGAGTGGATCGCTAGCGTTGATCCGTTTGCGTGGGTGATCGACAACGAAAGCATCCCTGCCGATCTGCTTTTTCGATCCGGCTACATGGGCTTCCACGGTTGGGTAGCAACGTGTCGCCTCAGCCCAATTGGCTGCCTCGTCCGCAACTTCATCAAAGGAAACCACCATGACTGATCTGATGGAGCTGGCCTCGCGCGTGGAGGCGGGGGACATAACCGCAGCCGCCAAGCTGTTTGCAGCTGCGATCGAGCATATGAGCGAGGGCTACGATTGGGACGGCCATGACTTGCAGGTAGCCTGCAAGAAAGCCGGCCTGACTTACGAGCGCCCTTACGACCCAGAGACTGATGAGGGGATAGATGCCGACGATGGCGACATCGTCTGGATTCCGACTGAAGCGGGTAAACGGTTGCTCGCTCTCGCCCGCGCCCACCAAGGAACCGCCCATGTCGAACAGTGAGATGGTGCAGCCGACGCAGGGGGAGCTCGTATGGAAGAACGACCCGCCCAACGGCGAGTTCTTCGGCATGACGCGCCTGCTCGTCTCCGGAAGCCATTGGATCCACTCAATCGGGGCAGGGCCTGAGGTCGAGGCCGAAGTTCTGCAGAAGATGAAGGAGGCCCAGCGTGGGTAGCATCGCACCAGACTGGCCCCGGCTCATGAAGCGGTCGACCGCCTCGCGGTACTGCGACCTGGCGCCGGCAAAGTTCCTGGCGGAGGTTGCTGCAGGTCGCCTGCCGCTGCCGGTTCGTATTGGCGGCGAGGATCACTGGGACCGGGCCGCGATCGACGACGACATCAGCCGGCTGTCCGGCCATGCGTCTGACTGGCGAAAGGATCAGCCGGGCCTTGCTGCCTAAGTACGTCAAGCGCGTCCGCTCCAAAGGCAGGACCTACTACTATTTCGACACCGGCAAGACGGTGGACGGCAAGAAGGTCTATACGCGCCTGCCCGATCTGCGTGACGCCGGCTTTGGCGGCAGCTACGCGGCCCTGATGGGCCATCGGAACCGCGGGCGAACGCCTGACCTGCTGCGCGTCCCGGCGCTGATCGAGCGGTATCAACGGTCGCCCAAGTATGCCGAGCTCTCCGAAGCGACGCACAAGGTCTACGGCATCTACCTGCAGCGATTGGCGAAGGGGCTGCCCACCGCACCTGCAGGGGACGTGCGCCGCGGCGACATGATGCGGCTGCTCGACAAGATGGCCGCCACGCCTGGCGCGTACAACGCCATGCTGCGCGCGTGCGGGGCAATGTTTTCGTGGGCTAAGGCGAATGAGCTGATCCCCGCCAACCCCTGCGATGCCATCCCGACCCTGAAGATGGGCGAGCACGAGCCATGGCCAATCTCGGTCCTGCAGGCAGCATTATCGGCCGACGATGTCACGGTGCGGCTGCTGACCCACATGCTCTACTACACGGCGCAGCGGATCGGCGACGTGGTCCGGATGACCTGGACCGACCTTGAAGGCGGCCGGGTGCGGATCAAGACCGGCAAGACCAAGGCGCTGCTCGACATGCCGCAGCCTGCAGCGTTGCGCGAGATCCTGGCAGCGACGCCGCGGACCAGCGTCGTGGTTTGCACGCTCGAGGGCAAGCCGCTCGATGAGGCCACAGCGCGCACGATCCTGCAGAACTTCACCGCCAAGCTGGGCACCAAGACGGTTCCGCACGGGCTGCGCAAGAACGCCATCAACGCGCTTCTGGAAGCCGGCTGCACCGTCGCCCAGACCGCCGCAATTTCGAAGCAGAGCCTGCAGATGGTCGAGCACTACGCCCGCCGTCGCGACCAGGCGCAGCTTGCCGATGCCGCCGTATATCGGTGGGAGAACGCAACGCGCCCATACAAAACAGTGGAAAACGGAGGCTAGAAATGGCAGAAAACCTTATGTTCGACTTAACTGTCAATTAATTCGACAAGATCGAGCATCTCCAGCAGGGCGACGCGGGCGCCTTCGACCTGCGTGACCAAGGCCGGATCGCCGATCGCGTCGGCGGCGATCCGTTCGGGCCAGTGGCGCTCGACGACCGAAGCGATGCGGTCAAGCCGCGCGTCGTCGACCAGGAAGCGCGGGTCGATCGTCGCCGGATCGGCGACGACGCGCAGGCGCAGACAGGCGGGGCCGCCCCCGTTGGCCATGGATTCGCGGACATCGACCACCTCCAGGCGGCGGATCGGGCCGTTGCCGGCGACATGATCCTGCAACCAGCGCCAGACCGAAAGCGTGGCGCGTGCCTCTCCGGGCAGGATCAGCGTCGGGCCATCGGCGGTGGAGACGAGCTGCGCGTTGAACAGATAGGAGGAAATGGCCTCGGCGAGACTGACCGCGGCGGCGGGCACCTCGACGATCTCGACCTCGGGCATGGCCGCGCGCACCTGCGCATAGGTGCCGGCGGGATCGGCGAAGGCCTGTTCATGGGTGAAGAGGACGCGTTCGTTGGCGACCGCGACCACGTCGTTGTGGAAGGCGCCGGCGGCGATCGCGTCCTCCGACTGTTCGACGAAGAGCGTACGGGCGGGATCGAGGCCGTGCGCGCGGGCGATGGCTTCGCTCGCGGTGCGATGCTGGCGGGCGGGAAAGCCGCCGCCGCTGCGGCCATAGACGAAGATTTCGAGCCCCGGCGCATCATGCCCGGCGCAGAGCCGCATATGGTTGGCCGCGCCCTCGTCGCCGAACGGGGCGGGGACGGGACCGTGGACTGCGAAGGTCGGGTCGGCAAAGGCCAGGCGGAGCTGCGCCAGCGTCGCCGGCCATTCATGGCTGCGATGCGGCATCGTCACCAGATTGGCAACGGTCAGGTGACAGCGGCCGTCCCGCGTATCGGGCGCGGGCGAGACGGTGGCGGCATTGGCGGCCCACATCGCCGAGGCGGACAGCGCCTGCGCACGCAGATGCGGCGCGGCGCCGGCATAATTGGTCGACAGCGATGCCAGCCACGGGTGATCGGGGCGGGGATGGGGCGGCAGGATGCCCTGGGCCAGCCCCAGCGCCAGGTTGGCACGCATCTTCGCGATGCCCTGGAGCGCGGCGGCGCGGGGATGGGCGGTCGCGCCGGCATTGCGGGTGGCGGCCAGATTGCCGGGGCTGAGACCGGCATAATTATGGCTGGGACCGATGAGCCCGTCGAAATTGATCTCGCGCAACAT